CGCCATCGGGGAGGTAGGTGTGCACTTCCTGCTCGGGCGAGTAGTCCAGTTGCAGCACGGCCAGGCAGTCGTCGAACAACGTTGTATCGAGGCCGCGCAGGTCGGTCAGTACGAAGGAATAGTCAGGGCCGTTGTAGAGCCCGAGCAGGAAGCGGCCGATCACCGCGCTCTGGCCTGTGCTGCGCAGGGCTACAGGCACCAGCCGGATCAATGCCTCGATACCGGCCTTGCGAATGGCCGGGCGCTTGGCTTCAAACTCCTGCAATTGGCGGAACCAGTTGATGGGCTGCTGCTGGCGGGATGTGTCCATGTGGTTTCTCCTTTTCGAGGTCCAATCAAAGTGGGGAAAAAACGTCATCAAGGATGAGCTTTACGGCACCTAAGGCCGTGACACGCTGCTCATTCGTCAGGCCGAGCATCAGGCTGAGTGCATCCACCAGGGCCATCAGTTGCCCACCGTTTTTGGCCGCTCGTGGGCAGAGTTCGGCGCGCTCTTTAGTCAAGGCGGCCGTGTAGGCAGGTGAAAGCTTGTTGAAAGTGCTGAGCACCTGTTCCTGATGCTGATTTGCAACAAGGCCAAAAACGCCGGCTTGCCCGGCAGAAAGCTCACGCAGAGCGTTGGCGCCAGACAGGCCTTCTATCGTGTGGGCAGTACCGAGCCGAACGCGCGCTATACGGCTTTCCAGGTTGGCACTGCATTGAATGGGCTGGCTGCTGATGATCACCAACGCGCCGTGGAAGTGGTGGGCCTCTACCCCTGGTGAGTGCGCACGGTGGATGGTGCCGCCGTTGTAGAGGTCACGCAGCTCATCCCAGTCAAAGGTCGACTCAGGGTTCGGCTCTGATTCAAGGACAATGACTGGCTGGTTTGTACGGGTGAGCGCCCGCGCTCGGCCTGCCGGTGTCGCATATTCCGGTGCAAAAGCCCTGAACTCTTCCTGGCCGATGAGTTTCCACAAATAGCTCAGCAGGAAGGTTTTGCCGCAACCGGGCCTGCCCTCGATATGCAGTAACGGAAAGCTGTGATGTTCCGCTCGGATCCGGTCGGCGTGCAGTGCACCGAGCCACCAGGCCATGGCGACAACGCCTTGCGAGCGAAACGCCGCATAAAAGTCGTCAAATTGAATCGCTGTTTTCAGTTCGTTTTGCATGGTGCTGCTCCTTTCATTGCTGCGGTTTTGCGCCCTGGAACACCCAGCAGCGCACGGTTAACGGTTTATTGAACAGGGCGTTGCCAACGCTCTGCGCCGCGCGGATCGCGCTATAGGTGGCTTTGTTGGTCTCCAGCAGCTTGCGGCTGCGGCTCTCAGTGAGCAGGGCGCGCAAGGTCTTGAGGTCGGCCAGGTTCTGGCGGTGGATGCTGGCCAGCTCGGCGAATTCGTTGAGATTGATGGCGATCAGCTTGGGGTCGGTGCTGTGGTTGACCTGCGGGCCTTCGCCCAGGCTTTCCAGGTATTCGTAGACTTCCCAGAACTCAGTCACCAGCGGGTGGTCGGCGCTGATTGCGGCCTGGTGCTCCAGGGCCATAGTGGTCAGGGCTTGATGAGTGGTGACGCGCTGGTTTTCGTCCAGCGGGCAGATCAGGCACAGGCAATCGACCAGGGCCATGATCTGGCTGTGGTTTTTGATGATCCGCTCGACACGAATATCCTTGAGCTTGCGCAGCCGCTGTTCATGCACCAACACCCGCTCGGCAAATTTCGCCATGATCTGGGCTTCGGCGCGTACGGCCATCAGTAGGAAGTGGCTGAGCTGTTCAACCGGGATCAGGTTGAGGTTATCCGCCGCTGCACGGCTCTCTGTGGTCACTTCCGGGCGGGCAAAGTGAGATTTGATAATCCGCGTCAGGATCGCCTCGGACGCGCTGACATCAGCGTTCTGGCTGATGGCGATGGTTCCCCGAAACGGCGGTTCGTAGGTCTCGTTGCCGCTGGTCTTCATACCCTTGGTGCCGAGAGTTCCGCCACCGAAAAAGTCCTTCAGTTCGTCCCAGTCGAAGCCCTTGGCATGCACCTTGTCCGGCTCGTTGCGGTCGCCCTCGATCAGCACCACTGGCATGTTCGAGACCTGCCCCATGGCCCGTTGGCGACCGGCACGGGTCGATTTTGATGGGTCGAAACCTTCGTGTTCACGGCCTAGAAGTTTCCACAGGAAGGTCAGCAGCGTGGTTTTACCGGCGCCGGCCTCTCCTGTGACTTCCAGAAAGGGATAGGACTTGTACTGGGCACGGATCTGCTCGGCGAACAGCGAGCCGAACCAGAAGGCCAGGGCCACAATGCCCTTGGCGCCGAAACACATCCACAGCATCGGCAGCCAATCGCTGCGGTACTGCTTGGCATCGCGTTGGATATGCATCGCAATCGACTTTTGCAGCGTTTTCAGGCGCAGTTTGCCGAACTCAAAAAAGTCCTCTTTGTTGACCTGGCTGACCGCACCATTGCGCACCGCCAGGTCGCCGAACACGTAGGCACCGTGTTCCTTGCTGTAGCCCACGTAGTCGATGGTCTCTACGGTTTTCAGGCCGTAGAGCTGGTCTTTCATGATCTTGTCGAGTTGCTGCCCGCTGCCGGTGAACACAGCACCGGCAGCCATGCTCAATAGGCGCTTTTTAAACTCACTGGCTGCGGAGCATTGGCCGCCAGTGAAGGTGTTTTTGACGCTGCCGCCGTCATGGGGAAAGTCCACGCGAAAGTAGTACCAGGACTCGTCGGTGACTTCGTTGCGTTGGAAGTACAGGGCCTGGGGCGAACAGTTTGCGATTTCGACGACGCTGCCACACTGACGCAGAGCCTTGTCACGCCGCTGGTCATCGTTGAGCAGTTGATCCTCTTGTTTGGTGGACGTCTCAAGAGACTGCTCGGCCTTGCTGACCTTTTCGAGGTCCATTTTGAACCAGTACAAACGGCTCTCGAATGAAAAGTGAAACTCATAACGTTCGCGCCACTTGTACATCAACAGACCTTTTTCTGTAGCGGTCTCGGCAATCAGTAGCGCGCCGTGATAACGGGCGGTCTTGAGGTCTTTTGCGACTTGCTCTGCACGTAACTCGTCGCCGTCGACGAATTGCCAACGCTGGTGCAAGTCGTTCCAATCGACCTTGCGGCTGTCGGGCTGCGGAATCTGTGCCGCGTCGCAGACATAGCCCAGGGCGCGGGCCATGCGTACCCAGCGCTTGGTGTAGCGGTGTGCGCTCGGCTCGTTGTCCAGAGCCCAAATCAATTTGGGCAACTTGCCGCCGCGCTGGCGGGCAAGCGTTTCCAGCGACTCTGCGGGGAAGGCGTTCGACGACATCGCCGACACTGCCGCGATCCCGTGATGCACCAGGGCGATAGCGTCAAAGATGCCTTCGACAATCCATAGCTCTTTGGTGTCCAGCAAGTCGACACAAGGCGGGCACCACCAGACACCACGCGGACTGTCGCCGGGTTTGAAGCGGGCTTTCATCTTGCCGAATCTGTGTGGGCGGTCGATCAGGCGTTCCCAGTAGCCACCTTTGTCGAGGGCGAATCGCACGGTGGCGCTGCCTTCGTTCAGCTCGTTGGAAAAGTAGGTGTCCTGGGTGAACCACCCCTGGATCAGCTCGAAGCGGAAACCCCGGGCGAACTCCAGATAAGCGCGAGCCGTGGCGTTCGGGTGTTGCTCGGTGGCCGGCGCACGTGTACTCCAGGCGTTGAACAGGTCCTCGTAGAGTTCCTTGACGTGCCAGATCTGGCCACATTTGCCACGGCCACAGCGTATTGCCCACGGCTCATCATGGAACGCGAATAGCTCTTTCCTATTGCAGGCCGGACATTTGCCTTCCCGCATGTATTTGCCGGCCTTGTACTTGAAGCCGTAATCGGACTTCAGGCGATCCAAGATATCGGCGCGTAATTTCTTTTCCATGGTCATCGGGCTTACTTCACTTCGCCAAGGCTGTGTTTTAAGGCGCCAATCAGGCGTTTCTGCGCAGCCAAAACAGGGAAGGTGGCGAGCAGCGAGCCATGCCGAAAACCCTCGGGGATCAGGCGAAAGCGGTCGTCATACCAGTGCTCGTTGAACAGCAACGTGTACTGCACACGCAGTGCCTGGAGCAGCGCTTGCGCCTGATCGCGGGGCAGTTTTGTGGTGATGACGATGTCGATTTCCATGGTCCACCTCGGATTTCGGGCAAAGCTCACCCAAACCCATTGGAAACGTGGGTGGGTAGGGCGGGTCAGGGGTTACTGGGTGACGAGACGCAGTCGGCGGTTGTCCGGTGCGTTGATGATGCGTTGATAGATCAGGCTGACAGGTACGGCCCATGTCAGGCCGCTGGCCGGGTCGGTGATAACGGCAACAGTGCCGGAACTGGCGTCGACATCGAGCTGGTGCCGGTTGTTGCTGGACTTCAGTTCGCCGTAGGCCCGGCTCACCAGCTTTTCAGCCATGTGCAGCGGTACTTCCAGGCTGATCAGCAGATGCTGGACGGCACGGGTAAACAGCAACTGGTCGTTGCCCAGGTGTTCGCCTTGGTGGCGCTCCAAGTAAGCCAGCGCGGCGCGTTGCATCGTCGCCTGGTATTCCTGGTAATTGGTGTCGATTGCTATGTTCATCACACACGCTCCATTTCCACTTGATCCAGCAGGTCGGGTTGATCGTTGGCGGTTTGCATTGCCTGGCGACGTAGGGCTACGTCGGCGATAGGCAACTTGACCGAAGGGTTTGCCATACCACTCGGGCTCATCTCATGAGTCATTTCAAACTGGGCACGCACCGACCAGCCACAGGCTTCATTGGTGCACTGCACGTATGCCACCCGCAGAAAAATGTGCGTACCTTCGCTGGTGCGGATCCGCATGCGGCGATAGCAGTGGGGGCACACCAGTTTGTAAGTGCTCACTGTTTGGTTCCCTGGCTGTGCAGGAGGATGGTCGCGAGGACTTCGGCGTGGCGCGCGGCCATGTACCGTCGGTGGGCGGCCAGGATCGTGTCGGCTTCGCCTTTATCAATCGCGCCGTTCTCCAATGCTTTGGCAATGAACTGGTCGACGGCGCCGCGCTTGGCTGCGGTCT